AGGAAGTCACCTAAAAGAATGGTGATATATGGCCCTCCCAAAATTGGGAAAACAACAGCAGTAAGTACATTAGATAATTGTTTAATAATTGATTTAGAAGAAGGTTCTGATATGATTGATGCTTTAAAAGTTAAAGTTAATAATTTTACAGAGCTTGCTGAATTAGGTAAAGAAATTATTAAACAAAAGAATCCTTATAAATACATTGCTATTGACACTGTAACAAAATTAGAAGAATGGTGTGAAGCAGAAGGTAAAAATATTTATAGGAAAACACCAATGGGTAAAAACTTTGATAGTAAAAATGAAGGACTATCTGTTTTATCATTACCTAATGGTGGTGGGTATTTATATTTAAGAATGGCATATAAAAAATGGATTGAAAGATTAAATAAACTTGCAGATCATATCATACTTATAGGCCATTTAAAAGATAAAATGCTTGAGAAGAAAGGTAAAGAAGTATCTTCTAAAGATTTAGATTTAACAGGTAAAATAAAACAAATTACATGTGTTAATGCAGATGCTATTGGTTACATTTACAGAGAAGATGGAAATACAATGATTTCTTTTGACTCTAAAGATGAAATAGCAGCCGGCAGTAGATGTGAACACTTAAAAGGTAAGACCATGCCTTTAGAATGGTCAGAAATATTTATAGATTAAAAAATTAAAAAAATGATTGAAACAAATGAACCAACTAATGGGCAAGTTGTAAAACAAGAGACGCCTACACAAATTACTACTACTATGATCTTAAATGATTTAGAGAATGGAATTAGTAGAGACGGTATTAAAGAAAAGTATAGTTTAGAAACTTGGATGGTTACACAACTATTTCAACATCCTAAATTAAAAGGTAAAAAAGCTAAAAGAGTTAAAACATTGCCTTTTGCCTTTGTAGATGATACTGAAGATGTAATAGATCCTAATCAAACTAGTATTGATGTAGATGAAGTAGAATTTGAAGCAGAGGATGGACACTTTGAAGAAGAAGATAATGTAAATGAATTTAATAACAACTAAAAATAGAAATTATGGCTATAGAAAGCAATGACAGTAACGTAGAAGTAGTAAGTGGAATCCAATTATATTCTGGACTTACAAATTTAAGTGTAGCAGCAGTTAATCCAACAATGGAGCAATTGCATGCATTAGATGTTAAAGTTAAACAAGAACCTGTTTATTTTGTAGAAATTAATGGGACAGAATATTTTAAAGTAATATTCTGGTTAAGTAATGATGATCTTACAGTTAGAGCAGAGTTTCTTATGAATGATTCACATCTAACAAATAAAAATGGAGATAAAAATCAATGGGTAAATAATATAGGTCAAGATACATGGTCTGATATTGAGCCAAGTAAAGCAATAAATGCAGAAGGTGATAAAGGAACTACTGGAGAACCTAAGTATTCATGGTGGAAACCTGAAGGTGAAAGAAAAGCATATTCTGGAGAAGCACGATTAATAAAATTTATTCAAGCTTGGGGAAATGTAGCTTCTGGAGGTCAAATAGTTTTTGATACTATGCCTGCTATAGTTAAAGGTGATGTAACAGAAATTAGAGCTTTATCTACATCTTTATCTAGTAATCAAGTTAGAGTTTTATTAGGCACTAAAGAGAATAAATATCAACAAGTATATATGCATTACTTTGGTAGAATAAAACCTCAACGTGATGATTATTTTCGTACTGCATTAGCAGATGATTATCGTATATTTAAAGCTGATTATAATCCTACTTTAGAATATGGAGAATGGGTACAGCCAGTAGAATCAATAAAAGCTGATCCTCAACCAGCAGTTGCAGAAGATACTGACTGGGTGTAATGGCTATTCATAGTAGAAATAGTGAAGACCACTTATCAAAAGATGTCATACTTGGAAAAATTTCTGAGTATGACATTTTTAGATATTACTGTTCTTCATTTAAGGATCTCAATATTAAATTTTGTAGTGAATTAAGGGCAGATAAAACTCCAACTGTTTCTATTATTAAATGGAATAGCAAATTATTATACAAAGATTTTGGATATGAAGAACATACATTTGATTGTTTTTCATATATACAACATAAATATAACATAACCTTTTTTGATTCTTTGAAAATAATAGATAATGATTTTAATTTAGGATTAGCACATAACCAAGAAGCTATTACTTTTACAAAAGGATGTTTAGGATATAGACATAAAAAAATAATAGAAGATAAAAAAGTTATTATAATAAAAAAGAAGCGTAGACTATGGAATCTTAATGATAAAAATTTTTGGAATGATTATAATATAAATAAAAGAGTATTAACTATATTTAATGTTGAGCCTATTGATTACTATTGGGTTAATTATAATAGATTTAAATGTGATAAAATAACTTATGCATATACAATAGGAAATAAATATAAGATATATTCTCCTGGTGGAGATGTCAAATGGACAAGTAATACAACAAAAAGACATGTTCAAGGATATAAACAGCTTCCAAATGAAGGAAATTTATTAATACTTACCTCATCACTAAAAGACGTAATGTGTCTTTATGTAATGGGATATCATGCAATTGCTCTTCAAAGTGAAATGCAATTACCTAATGAAAAGCTAATCTTTGAATTAAAAAATCGATTTGATAAAATAGATGTTTTATATGATAATGATTTTAACAATATTAATAATCCGGGACAAACTATGGCTAAAAAAATTTGTGAGTTACACGGTTTAAAGAACCTCTGTTTACCTAATAAATATAAATGTAAAGATATTTCAGATCTAATTAAGTCTGTTGGAATTGATGTTACTTATACATTATTAAAAAATTTAATAAATGAGAAAATATAAAACAAAAAGCAAAGTTAAAAATGCTATTAAGAATACTTATAAAGGTATTCAATTTCAATCTAAATTAGAATTAGGTTGTTATAAAGAGCTAGAGTCAAATCAAATAGATGTAGAATATGAAAAAACAACTTTTACTATATTTGATGGATTAGTTTATCCGCAAGCTTGTTATGAAGGAACACAAAAAAAATTGTATAATAAAGGTAGTAAGATAAGACCTATTAGATATACACCTGATTTTGTAGATCCTCACGGTAAGTGGATTATAGAAACTAAAGGATATGCTAATGAAGCATTTCCATTAAGATGGAAACTATTTAAGAAACATCTTAAAGATAACAATCATCATTATGTGCTTTTTATGCCAAGAAATAAGAAGCAGGTAATAGAATGTGTGGATCTTATCAAACAATTATAAGAGGGAGTAAAGACCAGAGCGCAGTGCACAAAAAAAGAGGATAAAGCTGACGACACCTTCAAGGTCCACCTCTCCCTCTATTTATAGATTAGAGAGCCCTGATACTAAGCAGTACTGGAAACATAATAACTTTAAGAAGGTCTTCATAAACCTTAGTTTGTTATTTAACAATGTACTCAGTTCGATGGGCTCTCTTTTCTTTTTATTAATCAATTAAATTAAATATGCAAATACATATAATAGAGGTAAAAACAATGATAAAGAATGTAAATACATATAATATGTCCAGTTTATTGGAGATAAAACTGGACAAATGAACCGAATAGAAATATTAATCAGCTCAACTAAAACTAAATAAAATGGCAGAATTAGTAAGCCCTTGCTGTGGGGCAGAATACACAGATAATGAAGACGGACGCAGTGATTGCTGTGACGCACCAATACTCAATGGTATATGTTCAGATAAAGATTGTCTAGATCATGCAGAACCTGCAGAAGGGTTTATATGTGAGAAATGTAAAGACTTCTTTGAAGAGGCATTAGAAGATTATGAATTTAGTGCAGCAGCTTTAGAAGCAAAGTTAGAAGATATGGCTGATGAACGTAGAGATATGGGACAATGACTGGAAAAATATATGAAGATTGGACTAAAACTATTAAAGTGGGAGATATTGTTTTACATATAGACGGTCTTTATAGCTATCCTGTTATATTTCAATCTTGGAATGGAGATAGTTCTAGTTATGGGTATAGATCTCAACATATAGGTATACCAAATTATAATATTAAGCATCATTGGATAGCACATGATGATAATCCTGAAGAGAAAGTAAAAGAATACTGGGATGATTGTTTTATTAGTTTAAATAATAAAGCACATGAATCTCCCCATCTGCGTATAACAGCTACAAATGCTAGAGCAGAATCAAGATTCTTTCCATTCCCAATAAAATTCTTAACAAAAAATCAAAAAAAATTTGTAAAAATAATTAACCAATT